ATAAACTGATGCAGATGCAATTGAACGTATTTCTGCACCAAAATCTGTATAGTCAGCTAGTGTAATGCCTGTTGCTGTTGCGCCGCCACTAAATCTAATGTCTTGTGCTAGTACGACATCATCTTCGAATGTAGTGCTTGCATTGTCACCATCGAAACGTGCCATTAACACAGTTTGTGATGTTACGGGCAACGGTAAGTTAGTAGGAGTAAATCCTGCTGTGTAAACTGCTGTGCCTTTTATAACTCTAACATCATCTATGTTACCGTCTAGTGCTCCACCAGCATCGTGTTCAGCACCGATATATACTGGCTTAGTGTTGCCATAGTCGTTGTTGTCTGTGTATGTACTACCTACCTGCACACCGTCTACAAAAAGTTTTGTGTCTGTTCCTGAACGTGTTAGTGCAACGTGGTGCCAAGTAGTTGCACTTAATGCTGTAGTGCCTGTAATTACTGTGCTGTTACCTACATTAACTTTTGCATCAGCGCCGTCGGCATAAATCCAAACTGCTGTGTTTGTGTCAACCCCTGCACGAAAATCTGTAAATGTTTGTACACCAGTAGTTGCATCAAGATATATCCAACCTTCAACTGTAAAGTTTCCAGTGCCAAATCCAAAGTCTGCTTGCGAAGTTATCGATGCATAGTCTCCAGTGCCGTCTAGCAATAAACTGCCAGTACCCATTTTCTTAACACTGGTACTAAGTTGTGCATCGCCGTTCGCAGCAATAGTTTTGCCGCCTCGTTCTGATGCTGTTTCAAACCCTACTACCTTGCCGTCAATATAAAACTTGCCATCAGCATCTTTGTCTGCAATAGTGCCTGATGCTAACAGTGTAACTCCGTCAGTGTCATAGTAGGAAACTGTTTCGCTTGCTGCAAAAGAGCCGCTAAGTCCGTCTACTCTAAGTGCAGTTTGTCCTGCACCTTTTAATCCATCGTTACTGTCAAATGCGTTGAAACTCTTGTTAGCAAAATATGTAAATGAATTTAGCCATTCAATTCTAGCACCATTAGTTGCTGTTACAGCATCTACACCTGGACATATAAATGTTGCAGAATGGAACAGCATACTTGCTTCTTTTGATGCTGCGGTAGCATAAGCACCGTCTATGTAAGCACCTTTACCTGCATCGCCTGCATTGTATCCTCTTGGATCACTAACATCGGATGTTGAACCAAATGTTAGTACAGTTATGTTTCTAATATATGGCGAGCGTGTAGTTACTTCAAAGTCTGTAGCAAAACGGAAGGCATATCCATTGTCTGGAAATACTCTTGTTCCGCCGTTACAACTAAATGTTAAATCTTTTAAAAATAAATTTGCACCTATATATGTATCATGCGGTACGTCTGTTGTAATTGTAAGCTCGCCCGTTGTATGGTCATACGTAGCACCAGTAACATTTGCTATTGTACTGTCATCAGAATCAATAGTTCCGCCGCTTACATAAGCATGGGCAAACGGAGATGTTCCTACATTTACTTTTATAGTCGAAGTGTCTGGGATATTTGTAACCCTAAAAAAGTTACCGCCACTGTAAAAATCTCTAACTGTTAAATCTTCTACAGTGCTTTCGCCGTTTACTAGGAATGCATCGTTGTATCTTGTAGCCGTTGTTGGCTTAATATTTACTGCCCTTATGCCGTATCCTTTAAGCGTAACTCCCTTGGGCACTGTTATAGGAAATGCCTCTTCGTAAACACCTGGATATACTAAAACAGTGTCTCCGTTGCCTGCTGATCCTAATGCACTTTTAACAGTTCGCCTCGGATTGTTTTGATGAGTTCCGCTAGCTGCATCAGATCCGTTTTCTGCAACATAGTAGATATTTCCTTGACTCAGAGCAAGATCTATCCCGCCGACGTCAATTGTATTTGTTTCAATAGAATCTGTAATGAGGTTGTTTGACCAAATATTTGCCCAGCGTTTTGTCGGTGAGCCTAACTCATATGTGTTATCTTGGTCTGGAATAATGTCTGATGCAACTTCAGCATTAATTGTAATATTATCAGTATCAGCATCGCCGATTGTAATGTCGCCGTCGGCTGTTATAGTTCCTGTAGCATGTAAGTTACCAGTAATATTAGTATTAGCCGATATTTCAACAGTTCCAACACCGTTTGGTGATAATTCTAAGTTACTGTTTGATATGGAAGTACTAATAGTGTTTTGTACAATTCTAATGTTTTCAAACTGAGCATTCTTTGATACATCTAAATCGTTAGAAACAGAAACATTCCCCGTAACATCAATGTCTCCGCTAGCAGTAATACTATTTGTTGTTGCAAGACCGCTAACAGTTAAATTATTATTAACTTGAACATTATTATCTGGAATGTATATCTCGCCGGTTCCACTAGCACGAAGTTCTAAATCCGAATTACTATCGGTTGTTGTAATAAAGTTGTCTTTAATTAAAATATTATTATTTGTAATATCACCTGTTGTAGTAAAATCACCGCTAACTGATAAATCTGCAACAGTTAAATTTCCTGTTACGGTTGTGTCTTTTAAATTTGCAGTACCATTTACTGTAAGATCTTCTTCAATGAGTAAATCGTTTGCAGGTATAACTATTTTCCCGCTTCCGTTTGCTCTAAGAATTAAGTCGGCATTTGATTCTGTTGTAGTTATTACATTAGTGTCAATATCTATACTATCGATACGTAGTTTATTTTGATAAACAACTGTGTTAGAAGTTGCTAAATTAAGAACAGCACTAGTAGTTTCGATTGTGTTGCCGCTTACAGTTATATCTGCTATGTTTGCAAGCGTACTAACTTCTAAATTAGTACTGTTTATAGTGCCGTTGACGTCTAAATCGTACTGAGGAGTATTCGTTCTTACGCCGATACGCTGATTGTTTACATCTAGGTATAATAAGTCTGTCTCAAAAGCCAGATCAACGCCCAAGCGTTCGAGATTAGCTTTTAAGAGCGGACCGCTAATTCGACCAAGCGCCATCTCTTCTCCTCAACACGGGGATCCTGTCCCTCCAACCACCTTACATTGCGGGTTGACCACAGTTTGTCCTGCTAAGTGAGGTCACACTTTGCATTAATAGTATTTATCGTATTTGAAGTATTATAGTAACTTACCCAAAGATTAGAATGTATTCGTCCAGTAGTTCGGCCATTTCAGCAGCACTTGTACCCGTACCTGAAATTCCTGCTGCTGAAATCCAAGATACCCCATCGAAAATTTCTGTTGTAGAGAGGCCTGTATTGTATCTAATTTCTCCCTCAACAGCATTCGGCCGTCTATTTGCACTACTTCCTGATGTAACAACAATACCGTTAGTCCCTGATATCTTATAGTATCCTGATGCAGTACTATTCAATGACAAGATGTCTGGTGTACTAACAGTACTAGTACCAAAACTTAAATCATGTAATTTGACTATTCCATTGCCGTTAGCAGTAAATTCCAAATTAGAGTTAGGCACATTTGTCGATAGAGTATTAACATCGATATTTACATCGTTAATTTGTGCTTCTAATATACTAAGACCGTCAGTAATGGTAGCCACTTCAGTATTGTTAATATCAAATCTTAATACATCATCCCCATCGTTTATTCTTGCTCTTGTTAAAAAGTCATCCGAATATACTCCGCTATTAAACACTACATTAGAAGTTGCATATCCCTGGAATAATGAGAACTCATTGTTATATCTTATATCACCTTGTTGTACTGTTCCTTGTGCCGTTGTCCCTACAGGAAGAATTAATGCTCCTGTAGTATTGATATCTAATACACTAGCAGTAGTTAAATTTAAATTAGTTGCTGCTGTACTAATAGTACTATTTTTGAATAAAGCATCTTGGAATGCAACATATCCTGCACCGTCTGCCCTAAGTTCTAGATTTGAATTGCTTTCAGTAGTGGTAATATAATTGTCGTCAATTAAAATATTACTAGGAGTAACTAAACGGTTTAAGTCTAAATTAGTATTAATAACAGTATTGCCTGCGGAGATGTTCCCTTGTACAATTGCGTTGTTATCAATGTGTACATTATTATTAAATTTAACTTTGCCCGTTCCGTTAGCACGTAATTCAAGATCTGAATTGCTTTCTGTCGTTGTAATGTAATTATTATTAAATTCAGTATTTTCAAATTGTGCAATAGCACCTACATTAATGTTTCCTGTACCTAAAAAATTTCCTAAAAGGTTATAATTACCTTGCTGATCAGTGTTGCCACTGATCGTTAGCTCTCCTGCAATAGTAGCATCTTTTAAACTTGTGTCACTTGCTACAGTTAAACTATTATCTATCAATAAACTGTCTTGAATATTAACTAATTTACCTGTAACAGCTCTTAATTCAAGATTACTATTTGAAACTGTTGTAGATATGTAGTTGTCATTTATTTCTATGTTATTATTAACTACTAATTCATTAAGATCCAAACTAGTTGCTATAGATATGTCTTGTGTGTTAAGATCTCCGTTAATTTGTAAATTATTAGATATTGTAGTGTTATCCACAAATTTCACTGTGCCTGCTGCGCTAGCTTTTAACTGTAAATCTGAATTGCTTTCTGTCGTTGTGATGTAATTATTGTTAAATTCAATATTTTCAAATTGTGCAATAGCACCTACATCAATTGCTCCTAAAATTGTATAATTTCCTGTAACCGAAACATTTCCTGTTTGTAGTAAATTTCCTGTACGAGTCATTACTCCAGTAATGTTAGTATCTTGTAAACTAGGTAATCCTAAAACTGTTAGATTGTTATCAATCTGTACACTATCTTGTAGATTTACATTTCCGGAGCCATTTGCACGAATTTCAAGATTGCTATTTGAAACTGTTGTAGATATGTAGTTGTCATTTATTTCTATGTTATTATTAACTACTAATTCGTTGAGATCTAAACTGGTTGCTATATTAATATTACCAGTGTTTATATTGCCGGTAATTTGTAAGTTGTTAGAAATAACGGTGTTGCCAACAAATCGAACTATTCCGGTTCCGTTAGCTCTCAAGTCTAAATTAGAGTTACTATTGGTAGTAGAAACGACATTTCCTGAAAATAAGATATCTTCTATTTGTGCATCACTACTTGTAGTAATATTGCCTATTATATTAGTAGGACCTGTTTGTGCAATATTACCCGTAATTACATAATTACCTGTATGGGAGAGTTCCCCGGCAATATTAGTAGTGCTTAGTGTAGTTAAATTATTAACAGTAAAATTATTATCAATTATTAAATTATTACTAGGAATATAGACTTTTCCATTTCCGTCAGGATCTAAAGTCAAATCTGCGTTTAATGTAATAGTTTCTATCCTATTATCACTTATTCTAAGATCGTCAACTAAAAGTTCTTCTAGTGCAACACTAGCAGTAACTACTACTTCTGCTAGTGTAGTATCCTGGTCTAAATAAAGGTCGTTGTTTATTTGTGTATTATTGTCAGGAATAATTACTTCACCAGATCCGTTAGCACGTAGTTCTAAATCAGAATTAGATTCTGTTGTTGTAATATTATTAGCTTCTATTTGAATATTTTCAAACTGTGCAGTTGAAGAAACACTAATTTCACCAGTTATGGTCTTGTCACCGGTTTGTGTTTTGTCTCCTGTCTGTACTACATCTCCGAGATGCGATAACGTAGAAATAGTTGTGTCTTGTAAATCGGCTGTGTTTACTGTTAAGTCGTTGTCTATTCGAGTAGTGCTTGAAAATAAAATATCTCCAGTGCCATTTGCACGTAACTCAAGACTAGCATTGCTATTAATAGTTTGAATATAGTTGTCGTTTATTTGTAATTCGTCTATGGGTATATCACTGACCCATACAGTATTCCACTTTTTAGTATCACTACCTAATGTGAATATATTGTTTAGCTTGGGTATAATATTACTTTTAACATCGGCTTCAAAACTTACACTGTCGCCTGTTGCATTTCCTAGAGTAAAATTAGCACCAGACATAACAAAGTCACCTGTCATAGACAAATTGCTTTGCATATTAACATCGTTTGTAAAATTAATTGTTCCAGATACAGCTGCTAAGTTACCTTCGCCTATTAGTGCGCTAATAGTGTTATCTTCGATCCTCCAGTTACCAGTTTCAATTTTTTCTGCGTTGATAAAGGTTTCATCTCCGCCTGTGTTTACAGTTATACTAGATATACCAGTTAGTGCAACATCACTGTCGCTTAAACTAGTAGTTCCTTTATCAAAGTCTACAACAAATGCATCGCCGACTCTAAAGTTTCCGCTGGCATCTTGACTAGTGTAATATATTCTGCCTGAGTTTAATTCAACAGTTTCGTTTTCTTGGATTACTAGTGTTGCATCATTTGAAACATCTTTACCTGTGCCTATATAAGCAAAATTATGATTAATAAGATACATCAGTGCTTCGTCGCCGTCGGCTTCTGCACCTACATTCCCGTATACACTTGCTGATCCAATAGAACGTAATTCTGCACCTTTGTTTATAGTACTTCCGTCTTGATTTACTCTACCTACCGCATCATTAAATGCATACAGTCCTCTGTTTGCAAAATATGAAAAGCAGTTCAACCACTCTACTCTTACACCGCCTGTCATTGTAAGTGCATCTACCCCAGGAGTAATAAATGTACAACTATGGAATAACATTGAAGCATCAGCACTTGCACTGTTTACATCTGTGCCGTCTACTAATGCCCCTTTACCTGCATCACCGCTTGCAAAACCTCTTGGATCGGTTGCACTTGTTACAGAGCCTTGTGTGATAACAGTAATGTTTCTAATGTAAGGAGAACGTGTTGTAGTAATTGCATTGCTTGCAAATCTAAAAGCATATCCTTTATCATTCAAGCTATCATAGTAAAAATCTTTTATAGTTAGATCTTCAACAGTAGTTTCACCGGTTAATAAAAATACATCTTCGCTTTGAGTAGAAACAGTCGGCCGGATAATTGTTCCTCTTAGATCTAAACCTTTTATAGTTGTGTTAGCGGATAATGTTAATGGAAATTCTTCTTCGTAATCTCCTGGATAAACATATATTGTTACCGGGCCTCCAACACTTGAATCTGATGCACTTAAAGCATGTTTAATAGTTCTAAATGGGCTTTGCTGATGATCTCCAACATTTGTATCGTCACCGTTAACAGCAACATAAAATATATTACCTTGTCTACTTGCTAGATCATTACCGTCTACAGTAATAGCACCTACAGTAATAGTTTCACTGTTGAATGAAAGTGATTCTGTATTTGCATATTTTTTAGTAGAAGCTCCTATATCATATGTACCGCTAGCATCAGGAACTATATCACTACTGATTTCAGCATTAAGTATTAGATTGTCTGTATTTTGATCGCCTAATACAAAACTGCCATCCATTGTGATATTGCCGCTAGTATGTACATTGCCTGCAATATTAGTATTGCCTAGTATTTCAACAGTTCCAGATCCTGCAGGTACAAGATTAAGATTTGTGTCTGCCGTAGTAACAATTATTTTATTTTGTGTTATATCTATAGTTTCTAAACTTACATTTCTGCCTACGATCAAATCCGCAGTAACATTTAAATTTGAAGTAGCAACAGTTCCAGTTGCAGAAACATCATTTAAAGATGTTGTGCTGCCGGCTACTGTTAAACTGCCGTCTGTACGCAACGATGAAAAGGTTACTGAACCAGTACCGCTTGCTCGTAGATCTATATTTGCATTGGATTCAACTGTAGCAATATAATTCCCTTCAAGGTTAAAAGTACCAGTGTCTATAGATTGAGTTACACTTAAATTGCCTGCTTGCGACACATTTCCTATTACAGACAAATTTCCATCTATGTTTACTACATTAAAAGTAGGTACTCCATTAAGTGTAAAATTATCTATTTCTACTGACCCGTCAAAAACTATATTGCCTATAGCATTAGCAATTAATCGTAAATCAGTATCTGTAGTATATGTGGAAATATAATTGTCGTTTATTTCTATGTCAGTATTTCTAATAGTTGGAACAACAATTGTATCAGCTGCTTTTATAAAAATATTGTCAGAAAGATTTTCTATTTTTCCTGCGGTTATTTCAAAGTTTGCAATATCAGCACTTACATTTGCAATAAATGTAGTTGAGTTTGTATATCCGTTTATATCTAATTCTCGGATAGGAGTTTCGGTGTTGATACCGATCCTGTCAGTATTAACATCAAGATATAAAAGAGTAGTATTAGAATCGGTTCTATCGTTGCTAAACGCAAGATCAGCACCATTTCTTAAAAGATTTTCCGTTAGTAACGGACCAGATATTCTACCTAGTTGCGACATACTGTATTCCCCATACAGTATTTATTGAATTTTACTTATCGAAGTTGTGAAGGACAGTGACTAACTTACCAGTTGGAACCGGAGTTAAGAATTTTATATACCATCCTGCTGGCTTTCCGACGGGGTTTTGCTCGAGAACAAAGTTAGTTGTTGATATTTGAATTACATTTTCAACTAAAACAATAATACTATCTGCACTTTCTGGTACTGGATAATCTGTGTCGCCACTGTCCAGAGTGCCAAAATATACTTCTATGTCATCTCCTGGACCAAACGTTTGTTTTATTATGCCTGGATTTCTATTTGGTTCTTTATATCTAATCTTTCTCCAGGCGCCGTCTTGATAACCTTCGAATTCATTTGATGTAGTGTTGTACCTAATATATCCTTCAGTTGGAGTAGTGGGTCTTTCTGAGGTTGTTCCTTTGGGCATTAATACACCTACTGAAGAGTCAAGAATTACTTGATCTTTAGTATCGTACTGAACACCTTTGCCGTTGATGTTTCTTAAATTTGTTGTTTGTCTTTTTATAAGCCTCATTTTATACTTCCATATAACTTACAGTTGCAACAAGAACTTCTGGAGAACTGCCTACTAGTTCTATAGTATCGCCTGCCTCAATTACTATTTTTTCACTATCAAATGTAAATGTTTCGCCTGCTGGTAACTCTAAAGCTCTTACAATAGTATTTGCATCACTTCTAGAGTCGCCACTTTTTATAAAATGCATGTCAAAATCTGATACGCCGCCGTCACTGTCAACAGACTCCGGCGTTACTGTATTACAAACCATAATTGTAGTTATAGCGTATCGCTTTCCTGCTGGTACAGTAAGTAATACTTTTGCTCCTGATATTAATGCGTTTGCTATTGCCATTTTATATTTCCAAATAACTTACGGTTGCACTTAGACTTCCACCGCCTGCTACAGAATAACTTACAAAAACAATTTTATCTTCAGGACCTAAAACTAGTTTCTCTGAATCAAAAGTAAATGTTTCTCCTGCTTCTAGATACAAATCTTTTATTACTTGTGTTTCTAGAGGAGGTATTACATCTCCTACAGGATCGCTACTTTGCGGGACAAGATGCATATCAAAGTATGCTGTTCCTGCTGTTGGATCTTCAGGATCCGGTAGTGTTGTATTGCATACAATCATAGTAGTAATAGCATACTCTTTTTCTGCCGGTACTGTTAGCAGTGTTGTAGGAGTACTATCGTCAGTTATAATTGCGTATTCAAGTGCCATTTAATTTTTCCTAAAACAACATACTATAAATTAATGCTTTGTTGTTACTTATTACTTCGTCGGTCCTACTTGCACTATTAGCGAAATAAAGTCCAGTATCACCATAACCTGGAGTTTTACTATAAAGTTTTATGCCGCCGGTTGGTAAACTAGGATCTAATGTAGCATCCTCAAATGTAGGTGTAGCATCAATATGCAGTGTATCGTTTATTCTTACGCTTCCAGTTCCTGGAGACATTAATACCAAGTCTTGCCCTGAATCTGTTGCGGATAATGTAGAATCTTGTAATCTTAAATTAAAAACGTCAAGTCTGTCATTATAAAACTCTGCAACTAATTGATTGTCTATTCCGACTTCTACTCTACTAAGTTCTCCTGTAATTTCAAAATCCTTAGTTTCCACATAGGTAAGACTATTGGAGCCTTCTGAAATTTTATCATAGAATACTGTAGCAAAATACGAAGTGATAAAGTCAGCTACTGCTCTACCGTTGGGTATATTATCATCGTCTGGTGTTCTTGGAGTTGTAAATGCTCCAGTATCTCCAAACGGATCTAAGACATTAATAGTATTAGCAGAAGTATAATTAAAAACTCCGTACTCGTAGTTATTAGTTTCAGTAACACTAACTACACCTTGTCCACTGTTTATTAAATAAAGATCTCCGCCGGCAGTATCAATTACATTAGTACGTATACCTGCTAAATCGTCATTTTCATCTTTTAGATGCCAAGCTCCACTTATTGCACCTAGTGTAGGACTAGTATAATTAATTGTTTCATCAAAAACAAATTTTTGTGTAACTTTACTGTCTCTTGCTACTTCTATACCAGCTTCGTTAACTGCTCCGGCAAGAGAATTTACTGTAATAATGTTGTCTTCGACTGTTAACGTAGTTGTGTTAACAGTTGTAGTTTCACCTAATACAGTTAAATCGCCAGTAACTATTACTTCACCGTTTGAAAGGCCAGTATCAAGACGGATAGCTCCTCCGTCTTGAACTGTAATTACATAGTCTCCGTATGGTACGTTTAGAAACTTTGACATTTATAAGTCCTGTTAGATCGCTGTTAGACGTAATACAGTTTCTGTTGAGTCATCTTCTGTAACCCACTTATAACGATTGTTGTCAAAGTCTCTACAAGTTCTGTTATATAGTTTTTTAATTCTTACCTGGCCAGTTGGTGTAGTTCCCATAATAGACATTTCGTTAGCACCCAGTGCTCCTGCTGCTTTGTCTACTAATGTACAAGTATCTACATTCCCTGTACCTGCTGTGCCGTCACGCTGTGTGCCATCTGCATTTACAGCAGTACCGGTTTTCAAATCGTTAACAACAAACTTATTAGGACTGCGCTGTTGTAGTATCAAGCCTGATTCAGTTTCGGCTTCTGCTCTAATTTGCACATTGATAGCAATGTTGAAAAAAGTATCATTTAACGGTGCAAAACGTGCATCGTCTGCATCGGCTAGTCTGCCGAAGTATCTTTTATTAATTGGTCTTCCCATTGTTTTTCTCCTTATTTGACGTTCTAGGTCTACGCGGTGGGCCCGCATAAGTCCGCCTTGCGGCTCGCTATTAGACACAAGTATTTATCAAAAAAAGTTATAGATAAAAAAATAGGACCCGAAGGTCCTATTTTTTTTATTGCTTTTTAATGTAACAATTAAGAGAAGCTTACATTACCGTCTGTAATGCCAACTGCTCCTAAGTAATCACCTGCGTTACCTAAAGATGATGCAGTGTTAGAAAGCTCAACGTAACCATAACGTGTCATAAATGATACGACTGGCTCGAATGTTGCTGGATCTAGTACAACACCGCTGCTCATTAATGGAATATATGGGCAGTAGAATGCTGCTGCATCTGATTCGCTTGAACCTTTGTAACCAACAAGTACTACTGCGTCATCGCCAGCATAGCTGTCAACGTATACACGCATAGCGTTGTTTAAGGTACCAACCATCTTAGTGTTAGTTGGAGCTTCAAACGTACCTTCAGTTGTACGAGCAAACGCTGAAGTAGTTGCTGACTGAAGAATTGTTAACGCGAATGGCGAAACAACTGCCCAGTTACCAGCACCACGACGTGTACGCTGTGCAATCAAGTTAGCAACACGGTTGATTTGAACAGCTAATGCAGCATGCTCGTCACCAACAAATGTAGCAGTACCTGATACCGCAGCTTGGTCGTACGTTTCAGAAGTAGTAGCTAGCGAACGTAAGCTGCCTAATACTTCTTGGTCAATCTCAGCAGTGATCTCTTGTGCAAGAGCTGCCATGATTTCAGCTTCGATATCAATACCGTGCTGTGATTGTGCGTCTTGAGCTGACTCAAAAGTCCAACGTGCGCTGAGCTTACGAGTTTTAGCTTCGACTGTTTGCTTCAATATTTGAATGCTTAACTTCTTACCAGCTTGGCCTTCAAGAGCAGCTGTAGCAGCAGCTTTTGCAGTTCCGCTTGCAGAATTAGCTGAATAGCCTTGAGCAATTTCAAATGGGCTCAATGCTTCTGTTCCAGCAGCAAACTCTCCAGCATCTGCGTAACGAACACGCAATGTGTGAATCTGTCCAACTGGTCCAGTCATTGGTTGTACACCAACTAATTCGTTTGCAATAACCGTTGGCATTACACGACGAATAACTGGTAAAATTACTCTGTTTAAAGTTGCTACGTTACCGGCAGATGTGGCACCCGAAGTAGCTGCTTCTGAAAGATACTGCTTAGTATTTTCAAGTGTTGCAGCCATTACTGATTTCTTGTTTCCTTGTAGGCCTTCAAGAAGGGCACTCTTGGTCTCCTGCCAGCGACTTTCTAGTAGTTCTGACATAATTTTCTCCTTAATTTAATCCAATTCCAGCTAAACGACGGATATCTACTACATTGTTGTCGTCTGCCTTACTACTAACTGTTTGTGTTTCTCTGTTGCCTGTGATTTCTTTGCCTTCTGTAATTGCTGCCTTTCGCTTTGCTGGAGTTTTACCGTCTTCTATTACTGCCGGTAGATATTTTTCAAACTGTTTTTGCAAACGGTCTGTCTGTACTGATTCCAGTAAATCTATCATAATTTCACGTTGCTTGTTGCTTAGTGGTGCAATAAGCTCGTTCATTACATCTTTTCTTTCTGCTGCTTCAACTAAACGCTTCTTCTCAGTTGTCTGAGCTTCTGCTAATTGCTTAGCCTTAACTGCAAATGTTTTTGCTTCTGCTAGTTGTGCATCTTTTGTTGCAACAACTTTTAAAAGTTTGGCTGTTTCTGATTTTTCGTTTAGATAGCTATTTGAATATTCAGTTGCAAATGCTTCAAATAATTTTCTTCCAAAATCATTTCTACGTGCTTCTTCAATGTCTTCTTGCAATTGACCAATTTCTCTGTTAAGAGTCTTTTCAACTGTTTCAGACACTAGTGCAGCACTCTTTTGAATAAAGTTTGTTTTAACTTTAACAAAATGTTCTTTAGCTTCACGTACTAAACGTACTTTTGTTTCTGCTAAATCTTTCTTATCATCATAAAATTCTGCAATTTCTTTTGCAAGTGCTTCTACAACAAATTCCTCAAGCTGTGCAAACTTGCCTGCTACTGCTTTTTGGTCTTCATGTAGTTCAGAAATTTCATTGCCTAGTTGATCAAGAACAAAATTCTTCATTAGGTCTGCGTTTTCACGCATTGCTACTGCATATTTTGCTTTTGCTTCTGCTAGTTGTTTGCGGTCCTCTGCAAACTCAGCAATTTCTGATTGAAGTTGCTCAGAAACAAGTAAATCAATGGCTTCAACCATTGTTGACTTGTCGTGTTCGTACTTTTGTGCAAATTCTTCGCGGAGCTCAGCAGTTACTTGCTGTTTATTCTCTTTGATCTTTGCGTTCCATGCTTCTTCAATTTCAGCACGTACTTCTCCAGAAACTACATCATTCTCAAAAAGTGTTTTTAGTGCATCCAACATATTTTTCTCCTTCGTTATCGGAGCTTGCTGATTATATTAATCAGCGATTCCTTAAGATATTTCTGTGCCTTATCGTCGTGTTTTGTTGCCTGTGCTAGTTCGTATGCCTTATACCCCCCACGGGCATTCATTAGATGCTCGTAGATCGGCGTAGGATACGCCCCCGGAGCACTGGGTTGGGCAACAACGTCTACAGTAATGATTTCAAAATCACTTACTTCGCCGTTGCCGCTTTCGCTAACATTACCTGAACCCCTAGATGAAACACCTAATTTAACGCCTGCCTCAAGCATCGTTTTAACTAGTTGCCCCATAGGGGTTGGTAAAACTTTCAACTTTCCGTAACCGTTATCGCCATCCATCCACATTTCTGTAATCATATGGCTTACACGATCTATATTGATATTAAGTCCGTCTGGATGATCAACTTCTCCGAGAACACTGTATCCTCCGCTTATCTGATCATTGAGAGTTTTGACAGCCCTGCCTATTTCATTTACAGGATACACTCGCTGATTAGCGTTGCGGACGCCTCCTTGTATGCAAATACCTTTCATATAAAGGTCTTTGCCTTCGTTAGCATTTTCTATAACTATCTGAGCTCTGTCGAACGTCAAATGCTCTCTTAAAAAATTACTCATTCAAACTTCCCTTAATTAACTGCCAAGTGTTGATTTCTTATTAGCAGCAGTTTCGCCTGCGCCTTTCTTTTCAGCGCCGTGGCCTTTTGGCATAGCTTTCATTGATTTTCCAGCTTTGCCACCTGGTACATTTACATTACCAGCATTTTCTTCTTTAGCAGAATCAGCTTTTCCGCCAGTTTCTTCTCCGCCTTGTACTAAGTTGCTAGCGTCACCGCCCATATCATTAGCACCTGCTACTGGAGAAGTTTTGTTGTCAGCAGTTTCAGCTTTGCCTTTTGACTCAGCGCCGTGTCCACCTGCAATTTTTTCTACGTATTCACGCATCTGCTCAGTATCAGTTTTTGGAGCAGCAGACTCTTCTGTTTCTTCGTCTTCGTCTTCAGCTTCGAATTGAAATGCTTCTTCAGCTTCATCATCATCGTCGCCTTCGTCATCCATGTCCATGTCCATGTCCATTTCTGGCTCTTCTTCGCCATCATCGTCAGACATCATTTTTTCAAATTCTGCTTTTAGGTCGTCTAGTGCGTCTTCTAGGTCAACAACTCTGTCTTCTATTTCTTCGTCATCGCCTTTATCTTCGTCGTCTGCATCTGCTTCGATGTCACCCATCATATCATCTGCAGGATCTCCGCCCATGTCGTCCATTGGGTCAGCTTCAACTTCAAACTCGTCTAGGTCAAAACCTTCTTCAACTTCTTCGTCGTCGTCTTCGTTAGTAGCTTCGTCTAGGTCTTCGTCTGACTCATCAACTTCTTCGTCTGTTGCTTCATCAACTTCTTCGTCGTCGTCGCATTTTTCTGCTTCTTCAACTTCTTCTTCTTCAAGATCATTTTCAAGTAGTGACTCGTATATGTCGCGTGACTTCTCTACAACAATCTCATGAAATAATTCTTCTGCGCCATCACGGTCCTCGTTAATGAGACGCTCTAGCATTTCTTCAAATTTATTAGCCATTTTTAAATTCTCCTATAAATGATTGGTTACCTATGGTAAGGCTGTCATTATTATTTATATATATGTTTAGATTATATACGAAAAGGGGGCAAAAACGATACTTTTTGCCTATTTTGGTGGGAAACCGAATTGTATTTGAAACTCATCAATAGTGATCGAGCTATAGTTTTCAATTTTATTTAGCTCTGGAGGACTATAGTTATCTGGTGCTATTACTCTAACATAGTTAATTCCTGTGTGTTTTTGCATTGTAGACGCAGTTTGACGCAGCCAATTACCAAAAAACGTTGCACTGTCTGAAGATTTTTTATAGTTAGGAGTATCTGCGTAAATGTTATTAACTTTTTGTCCTTCGGACAGTCCTCTGTAATCAAATCCTAAAATATAGATAGTTTCATAAGTATGCTGACTAGCTAACCATAATGCAGTAGGTCCGCTACTCCACCCTTTTGCTGGATTAAAATAATTAAATCCTTTAAATTTAGAATAGGATCTATTCGGGTTGGTCCATACGTTAGGGTTTTTTTGTTGGTATGCAGCTTTGTTTATTTCTAACATCATTTTTACGTCAACAGCTATTAGATAGTCTGGGTCAAATGATCTATACAACGCATTACAACCATAGATTTTACCGTAAGGTCTAAGCCATTCTGGTTCAATGGCTGATCTACTAGTACCGTTCCCAAGCACAAATGCTACGCCGTTACTTTTAACTGGGGAGATTATTGCAGAGTTTGTTTTTGTTATTTTTTGTACTTTTGTTTGCGGGATTTCGTCAGGAACATTTTTTTTTTGCGAAGGAGTTCCTAAAGCTTGTGCTAACTTCTTACTTTCTTTAAGCTTTTCTTTTTTTATTAATTCTTTTTCTGTTCTACGAAGTTCTCGTAGTTTGTGCCATTCAGATTTTGATAGTTGGGACTTATCTATTTTTGACAAAACATTATACCTCTGGTTCAGATGGTATCCCGTACATTTGACGAACAAAGTCTAGTTCTTTAACCTGTTCTTTCTTGTGTAGTTCGCTAGCTTTACGAGCACGATTAATTTGTCTAAGAGAAAGTTTAGTTTTACGTGTATCAGAAAACTCTACAGGACTGTCGTCGTATTCTGGTTCATAACTATAGTCTTCTATAGGTTCAACTGTTTCTTTGTCGAAATAAAATAGCTCACGTAATATCATAATAGTATTTATACAGGTTGCTCAGTAGCAGCGCCTGCACCGATGTCTGCTCCTGTAGTAGTATCAGGCGGAGCACCTTCGCCGCCATCAACTGGTGCTGCTTCTCCTGGGGCTTCTGTTTCCATGTCACTTATGTCGGCTTCTATACCGGCACCGCTTATGCCAGCGCCGCGTAATTCGCCAGCAGCATCATCAGGTGCTGGAGTAAGAGTTTCCTCATTTTCTTCTCGCCACAAACGTTCATTTTCAGCAAGTTCTTCGTCGGACATTCCTAGGAAACGTTTCATTGCAAAGCGATTTGAAATATAAGGAATAGCACTCATTTGTGTGTATGTTGGTACACGAGCATTGTCAATTTCTGCTTGACGATAACTTGCAAAGTTTTGCGGTGGTTGAAATTTAAGATCAAACATTGCTGTGTCAATGTTTACACCCTTTTCAAGTAAGTAGCGTTTAAACTCTTGATCAAAATCTCTAGTTAACAAATTTTGTAAACGTTCGCAATATTTGTTGAATCGTAGCTCTTGAATGTAAGCAGTGCCTACTCTACCGTCATTATATTGACTAGCACTGTCGTCCGCTCCAGTAGGAAGGTATGATGAAGGAATTCGGAGACCGCGTACTAGCTTGTTAGTAAAATAACGTAAGTCGTCAATTTCACCTAGGTTAGTGCCGCCTGGCAGTGTTTCAACTTTTGATCCTCTCCCTTCAGCAGTTTGCGGGAAGAAGTAGTCTTCGTTGATGCTCAACGGATTGTAGGAACTGTCTATGACATTCGTGCCACCTCCTGTCGAACTCGGTATGCGTCTCTGATGTATCTCAGTTTTTACCCTTTCGACAAACTGCATTGCCAAGTGACTTGGCATATTACCAACGTCTACATAAAACACTCTACGTTCAGGAGCTCGCTGCACACGATAGATAATAATTGCGTCTTCGAGCAATTCTTTTTGCTTGTAGACTTTGAATATAGTTTCTAATAATGAATTACCAAACGGGTAATTGCTGTCTAATCCTTCAGATAAACTTAAATGTATAACATGTTCTGCATCAATAGCAACTTCGCGTTCTTCTGTCATAAACCTACTGCCCGACATTGACTGCTGAGGTTGTCCTACCATTCCGCGAACGCCGCCAGTTAAATGTCCGCTGCCGCCGCCAGTGATATTTCCGTTTGTTTCATAAGGTGTAGTTGCAACACCGTCTGCAAAATTTAAATTAAAGTTTTTAATAACATACTGTTCAGGCTTTTTACCTTCACTTTCGTTTACAATAATGCGTGTTACGTTTGCAGGATCGACATAAAACCAACGCTTAGTTTCTGGATCTTTTACAAAAAATGTATCGCCATATTTAAATGTATTGCGTAAAATACGAAACATTTTAGTTTCGAACTCTTGCAATTTGCACCACTGCTGTAGGTACTGTTGTATAATTGTTATTTCTGTATTAGTTGCCTTTGATTTGAAACTAGTAATAAAGGGTGTTTCATTTTGTTCATTTTTTTGAGAACAAAATTCACCTAATATATCAAGGGCAGCATTTACTTCTGAATCTAAATCCATTGTGTTGTATTGGCCGTATCTTTCTACACGATTTGGTGATCCCACATACACATCTGGCAAATACGATGAGTAATTAGAACGTGCAGGACCCGGATTATTTCCGCTGCGAGGACCTCCCATGGGTGAGTAATTTCCGCTCGGGTTATCCCCTGTTGGAACAGGGTTAAAGTACTTTTTCCAACTCATATTTTATCCTATTACCATACACTACTGGTTTTATTGTTCTTGAACGCTTTGAGACTCTTATCATTAATACTGTTACCTGCTGTAATAGCACCAAATATTTTTTCCATTGTAGTATTTAACTTATCTAGCCTATCTTCTTCCATTCCTTGTGCATTCCCGGCAACTGTTTGCATTGATTCTCCGATATTGCTCGTATTTTCTGCTTGTGCTGATGTTGTCGAAGCATTTTTAATTTCTACAATTGCATTTGTTAATTCTTTATTATAACTGGATAATTCGCTTGTGTCAAGTCCTTCTAGGGAACTTGTATTAGACATTCCAGTACCAAAATCAACATCAGCCATTGCAGCTTTTTGTGCCTTTAAATCTTCATTGAAGAAAGACTGCAAATCTGCAGATGCGTTGCTTGCTAATTTTTCTTGTTGTACAAAACTAGACTCTAGAACTTTACCTGCGCCTATAGCTGAAGTTTCTATATTAGACCCTATTCCTTCCATAGCTTCATCAAACTTGCTACTAGAACCTTCAAGCATTGCATCAAATTTTGATCCGCTACCTTGTAAAGCAGCATCAAATGTAGTTGACTGCTCTATCATTCTATCAAATGAGGCTTCTGCACTTGAGAATGATACGTCGGCGCTTTTTGTTTCTTTTAGATCTGTTAATTTAACTGCAAATGTATCAATTTCATTAATTAGACTTGCTAATTGAAACTGTGTTAAGTTTTCAAATATATCTGCAATAGCGTATAAATTAGCTAATTCTAAATTGCTAAACTGATCAAGAGAGCTAACAATTGAATCGTATGCTCCTTCTGGAAAGGTATTAGCATACATTAATAATAAATCTAACCCATCAGCAACTTCTTCCATTTTATCATAGTCAAATTTAGAAATTGCGTTTAATCCGTATCCTATTTGTTCCAGAGCAACTGCATTAATATTTTCAAAACCTTTCAATCCTTCAATTAAACTGTCAAACGGAGATGTTCCTGATCCGGTAATGCTTGATATAAATCCACCGGCAGCTTTGCCTAAGCTATCTAGAACGCCGTCACCTGTAAATGCTGCTATTCCTTTTTGTAAAGATTCTAATGCAGGACCTAAAATCGTTAATACACCTACATCTAGCCCTTGGAAACTACGAATACCTTCTGCTAGATTAGGCAATGCTCCGCTGCTAACAAAGTTTGCAAAAAATCCAGCTTGGGCCATTTCTGCTATTGGATCTGCAAGCTGTCGAATTGCAAAGCCAACAGCCGGCAAAAGAGAATAGTCAATACTTTCAAAAGATTTCAATCCTACTGCAAGATTTTCTAATGCTCCTTCACTTACAAAGCTAGCAACGATTCCGCCTTTTGCAAGATCCATTAGCGCTTCTGCAAACGGTTTTAAACTAGTAGCTACAGAACTTATTACTTTTCCGTCTATGCTTTCAAATTCTCTAATGCCTTTAGCAACTTTGCCGAAGCTTTCTGCTATAGAATCTATAAGCATTGATATGCCAGCGCCTGCAAGACCAACTCCTGCAAACGCTGCTGCTACACTTAGTAAAACTGGAATTGCTGGTTTAAGTGGCTTAGTTGCGTAAGCTATGCCTACAATACCAGCTGCGGCAATTGCTAAAGTAGACCAATCAAAATCTAGCATACTGCCCATCGAACTAAAGAATCCCGGACTGTCGTCCCCCACTTCTTTTTTAGCTGCACTAAGGTCTTTCATCCTTGTAGTAAGTCGTGCTGTTTCTCTATCTAAGTCGTTTACTAGAGATGTTGCATTTTCTAATTCTTTTAATTCTCCTGCACTTAATTCCTGTCCTGATCCTGCTTTGCCTTCGAGTTCGGTCTTTTTTGCTTGTGCTTGTTTAAAATCATCGCTGGATCTTGTTTCATTTAATGCATTTAATTTTTCTTGAGCACGATTTACTGCATCTGAATTGTCTTTTGGTTCTTCTTTCGTGCCGCCGCCGAAGAGCATGTCTTTAATCATTTTGCCCAGATCGATTCCGTCAAATAATCTCGATATAGCTTCCAAAAATCCAAAATCTTTTATATCATCTACAATATTCTTAAATACCACTGATAACGATTCTACAGTAGTTTTTAATGAACCTAACATTTCTTCACTTGTGAACATGTCAATAAGAATACTAAAGCCATCTTCTAATGACTGAAATACTCCGCTGTTAATTAACGCACCGAATATAATATTCCTTGCTTCTGTAATTCGTCTTTCAAAATCTAAAAGTCCTTTGGATCCTGATTGCATTTGGTCGTTTTGTTTCTTCTGTATCTCCGTCATGTCTGTTGTAAGCTCGCCCATACTTGCAAGACCTACTGTTGAATCGTTGATACTGATGCCCAGTTGTTGTTGTAAGGCAATTGATTCTCCGTCGACTTTCATTCTGTCTTGTGCAGTGTTAATACTACCTTGAAGAACTGTCATGTATTCCTCTTCGGAGATTGCACCTTCTTTAAGTGCAGCAGAAGCTTTTGCAACTTCCGGATACATTGTTGCAATGCTTCTTCCGAAGTCGCTCATAGGTGCACCACCAGTTGCTACAAGTTCAGTAATTGCGTCTGCGATTTTTGGATCTTTAGCTCCTACAATTGCTGTAATATTTTGTAAGGCTTCCCCTGCTTCTGCATCTAATGTAGCAAGTAGTGCTTTTTGTCTTGAATCTTCTGCTTGTTGCTGAAGCATATCAGCAACTTGATCTCTTTGCTTGCCAGTAACTTTAGACAATTTGTCTAATTGCATTACGTAGTCTGCTGTTCCTTTTGCTTGCGATCTAGCATCACCGGACTGGCCACGTCCTAGTGTAGTTTGCAATTCCATATAATCTGCTGTATGTTGAGCAGTTTCTTCCATAGTTAACCCAAGTGCACTAAATCCTGGTCCAAAATCTTTTTGTAGTATTCCGCTTACTTCTTGAAATCTTCGAGCGCCAGCAGCGGCGTTACCGCCAAACTTAGCAAGTGTTTCTGCATTGCCGCTAATTGTTTGCTGGAATGTTGCTAAACTTAGCCCTGATTTGGTTGCAGCACTTTGTATATCAAAAAGACTAGTTCCAAAATCAACACCAACATTTGTTAACTCTCTAAAACTTGCAATATTCTCGGTTAACACATTTGCAAATATCTGTGCAGGTTTAGCTATTATTCCTCCTACAAAAGGAACTTCTGCTATTGCACCCGTAATGTGTTTAGTGAAGTCACTAATACTACTACCGCCTACTAGGAATTCTGCTAATAAATCCTTACTTGCGTTTTTTAATACAGAAAAACTTTTAGATACGTCTTCAACAGTATCACCAAAATCTTCAACTTTCTCGCTAGCATCTTTACTTTCGTTTGCTAGTCGGTCAACTTCGTCAGCAGCACCTGACCCATCACCGAAACCACCATCAGAGCCCATGGCTTTTACTGCTTCAAGTAGTTTTAGAAGTGTAGTTTCAGTTGCAGCATCATTGAGCTCAATGTCTTCTCCGCCCCACGTGCCTTTTACAGGTCCTGCCATAATGTTAAATGTCCTATTATATACGTATATAAATAAAGATGATACATACTTTTATACTTGTATTTATACGGAGAAAAACATGCCAGAAATTACTGCACCCGGTGCTAACCCGCTAAAGGCGTTTTATAGACAGCCTAAACTTTATCTCACACTTCCTAGCCAAGGAAAATTTTACCCGGACGATGCTATAGACATATCCGAAACAGGCGAATATCCTGTGTTTTCAATGACTGCTAAAGACGAACTGTCATTTAAAACACCAGATGCTCTTATAAACGGACAATCAACAGTTGACGTAATACAAAGTTGTATACCGGCTATTAAGAATGCATGGCTAATGCCTAGTTTAGATTTAGACGCAGCTCTTATAGCAATACGCATTGCTACATATGGTGAAATGATGAATATTGGAACTACTATCCCTGGCATAGAAGAAGATAGAGACTTTCAAGTTGATCTAAGAACAATTTTAGAAGGGTTACTTACTGCACAATTTGAAGATGCAGTTTATCTAGACGAGTTAACTATCAATTTACGACCGTTAACATATAAAGAATTTACACAAAGTGCACTTAAAACTTTTGAAGAGCAACGAGTCTTTAGTTTAGTCAATGATGACGGATTAACTGAAGAAGAAAAACTTGCAAAATTTAATGTTAGTTTTAAAAAGTTAACAGAGCTCACTGTAGGAATGATTATTAGCAGCATTGTTTCAATTGCAGTAGGCGATAATGTAGTAAGTAATCCCCATCAAATAAAAGAATTTATTGAAAATGCTGACAAAAAATTCTATAAAGCACTAACTAATCACATCGAAGAGCAAAAGAAAAAATTTGCAATTAAACCGTTGCGTGTTGAGTTAGACGACGAAGATATTGCAAAGGGTGCTCCAAAAGAATTTAGTGTACCTATAACGTTTGACCAATCACATTTTTTCGCGTAAGGATCTTAGCCTGGCCGGTTGACAAAATTTTAGAAGAAGTTAAGGTCCTAGAAAAGGAAGTCAAACAGTTCAAACTCGAACTTATGAAAATATGCTGGTACATGAGAGGGTCAGTATCAATCGATGAGATTTATGTTATGGGTCCTGAAGATAGAGAAATCTGTGCCACTCTTATCAAAGAAAATATAGAAACAACTAAGAAGTCAGGCTTGCCTTTCTTTTAAATTATTTTACTAGTCTTAATTCTGGCTTAGGTGCTGCCTTTGCTTTAGGTGCTGCCGGCTTAGGTGCTGCCTTTGCTTTAGGTGCTGCTGGCTTAGGTGCTGGTGCTTTTGATACCTTTGTGTTGGCTTTTGTTTTTACTACTTCTGTGCCTTTTACACCTGCGTCAGCTGCTTGTTTAGCAGCAGATGTTCCTGCTTTTACACCTTTAGCTGTTACTTGTGCTTTAATAAGTTTAGCTAATGCTGGATCTTTTTTAGCTAATGCAATGATAGGATCTAATTTAGGATTGCCTAATCCTATTTCCATTGCGTTTGCTATGCCAACTGGTTTATTTGTTGCAGTGTCTACCCAAAGTGCGCCTTCCCATTGGTAAGTTGCTCCACCAATTTTTTTAGTGTCACCTTTTTGAGCTGTAGGAGCACTTGTAGGCTGTTCGCCGCCTGCTTGTGGTGCTGCTGCTTTATCTGCTTGTGGTGCTGCTGCTTTATCTGCTTGTGGTGCTGCTGCTTTATCTGCTTGTGGTGCTGCTGCTTTATCTGCTTGTGGTGCTTTAGTAGGAGCAGGAAGTTTTACTTTTTGTTCCTGTCCTATTGTAGCAATTTGATCGTCACTTACACCAGCTGATGATAATATGTTAACAATAGATCCAGTGTCAGTAGGTTCGCCTGCTGCTTTCCATGCTTTCATTAATTTGTTAGCAGTAACTTGCTGAGTAATATCTTTACCTGCTTGTTTAACAGCTCCTGCTGCTTTACCTGCTGCTCCTTTTACTGCTCCTGCTGCTTTACTTGCTGCACCTTTTAACTTATCGGCTAATGGACCTTCTTGAAGATAAAGTTCGTACTTTTCCTCCATAGTCAGTGATTCTGCTTTTGTTTCTGCTCCTGCTTCTAATTCTTTCTTTTCTTCAGGGTCAATTGGTTTTGCTTGTTGGGCTTTTTTTGCATTATCATCTACTGTTGCTAAAGCACCTTGTACAACTGATGCTGCACTAGTGCCAGCAGTTTCTATAGCACTTATTAGTGCTTCACTTGAATTTGCCTGTGCTAGTAATTCTGCTGTTTGACCAGCAGTAAGTGCGTCTTTAGGAATTTGTTGAATAGCATCCCATGCTGCTGTTAAATTTTTTGCTTCTGTAGAATTTTGCAAGCCGCCCATGAAGTCGTGAAATTTAGCAGCCGCAGCGTAAAATTCTTCAGTACCAGTTTTTACACCTTCTAATGCCCCTTCTAGAGTTTCAAACTGTGCTTGCATATTACCTGGTACTACTGTGTCGTAGCTAAAGTAAAACGAATTTACATTACCTTGTGCACGATAACGCATAGCATTGTCTAAAATATCTACAGGCTGTCCTATATCAGACAGTACATCTGCCTTAGCATTTATATAGTTTGCATCTCGTAATCCTGCTTTCATATCAGTAAATTCAGCTGCATCTGCAGAAGCAATGTTATCAATAATGTTATCGGAAATATACTTAAATGTCATACCAGCAAGAGCACCATATGCTGCTGTTTTAACTGATTTGCCAACTGCTGTTGAAAGTTTTTCACCTTGCAATAGATCTTTAGATGCCCTTAAAATTAAACCTGCTGCTGCACCGCCTGCAGGACCACCTGCAAACGCTGCCATAGTAGTTAGAATACCAACTGCTAATGAAGCCTTACCAGGATTGGCTTTTGCCCAGTCGCTTATCTTTTGTACACCTTGTACAATTTTGCTGTCACTGTTGTTTGCAGTAATATCTTTCTTAAGTTGTGCAAACTTAGCATCTGCATTTTTTACAGGACCTGCGTTTTGTGCCAGCTTACCTAGTTCATTGACTTTTGTATCAACTTTTTTAGCAAGCTCTACTGGTAACTTTAATGCTGCGCCCGCCGCGCCTGCTGCTTTGCCTAGACCTGTCTTTTGTCCTGCTGCTTGTTGTTCAGCACTGGTAAAAATACTTTTAATTTGGTTTGGATTTAACTCAGCTTCACATACACGAACATATTCTTCCAGCAAGGGCCAAAGTTCTTTTTCCCATTTGCCAACATATATTCTTTGATTTTCTGTAAGTGTTTCCCAACTTTCATTTAGTATAGTTTGAGAGCGTAAGTTGTATGCTGTTACTTCTTGAAGTTTCATTATATTAAACCTCCTAGTACTTTTTTCTCTGTAGGAGTAAGTTGATCTAATTGTGCTTGTATATCTGCTGGTAAAGCATTTTGTTTAGCACCAGCACCTGCACTGCCTCTAGCTTGGCTGGCACCAGATACTCCAGCTTTGCTAGTTTTTTGTAGTATCTTATCTAAAACCCCTCCTCCTTGAGCCGCTTGCGCAGCACCTGCGGCGTTGCTACCAGCAACTCCTGTACCTGCTTTGGCTCCACCAACCTTTGCTTTTTCTTGAGCTACTTTTAATAGAGCTTGATCAATCTGCTTAGGAGCAAGTACTCCAGTTACATTAGCAAGTGGTGTAGTAGGAAAACCTTTTGATTTTAAAAACGCAACAAGATCTTGTGCGTCTAACTGTTTTAGATTCATGCCAGTTTGCCCAGCATACTTTTTAAGATCTACATTTAGTTGTCTAGCAACATCACCTGTTTCAGCAGCGCCGCCAAGACCAGCAGCAGTACCCTTCATGCCTACTGCACCAGCCGCCTTAGCACCAAGTTTGCGACCCATTTGTTTTAGTACTCCTACAGGTGCTTCGTCGATAGGTGCACCTTTATGCTTGCGTTCACCTTTCTTAAGTTCTTTCTTACGATCCGTGTGAGTAGATGGTTTATTAAATTTGTTTAAGTTTTTTGCTACGGGATTTCCTTTTAAAGGAAGATTCCTGTTTTCAGAAACAATGTCGTAGATATTCATAATGCAATCCTAGATAATTATATATATTTATATGTTTCGTGCAACGAAACAAGTTTTCGCTAACGCTCAAACTATACACTTCGTTTGTAGATAGAAGTAATTAATAAGATACAAATGCATTATTACGAATGTAATAATGTTTAAGT